CGGTTACTGTACCCGTTTTTCCGCTTGATTTTTGCGCTTCCGCTTCGGCGATTGCTGCTTCCGCACTGTTTATCGCTTGCTTGGCTTGAATTATTTGTGCTGTAACAAGAGCAACACCAGAAACTATGGCCGCTATCGCTTTAAACACACCTCCCGGTGTACTGGCGGCAGACTTTACAATCTCGGATATAGCTATTCCTTGATTTATGGCGACCTCTGCAATAGCAAGAGCTTTCGATAATTTCAAGGCCGTAAGGTTTTCTTCTCCGAAAGCTCCTATCATACTTGAAAGAGATCCCATGATTGATCCGATAGCCTGCGTTTTGGCTAATTGCATCTGTACTTCGGCATCATTCTTGGCTTTCACCGAATCATTGTATTTCTGTTGTGCGGCCAACAGTCGGGCGTTGTATTCCTCTTTCGTTTCACATTCCTTCTGTCCGGCCTCCTTTATGCGTTCCAAATCTTGTTGGGACTGCTCTACCATAAGCTGCAAATAATTCTCGCCGTTCATCTTGGCTGCGTCGATTTTATTTTGCCACTCGAGGTTGCGCTCGTTCAATTCCTTTTTATAGACATCGGCTTGCTGCTTGGCTTGGTTGTCTTTGAACCGTTTATCTTCTTCGGCTTCCTTTATACGATACTTTTCTTTGATAAGGGCGATTTCTTCTTCATTTCCTTTCGCGGCTGCTATCTCCTGCTGCTTCTGTTGTTCGAGCTGTTGAAGCCGCAAAGTAT